CAGCTGGCGGACAAGCACATCTCGGCGCGCGTGGGGCGCGAGCTGGGTCCGGGCGCCGCTGCCGCGCCGGGCTCGAGCGCGGAGACGGTGGGCTTTCGCCTCGTGCCGGACTACACGTTCGAGACGTTCATCGTCGGCGAGCGCAACAACTTCGCCTTTGCGACGTGCCACGCGGTCGCAGAGAATCCGGCGACGGCGTACAACCCGCTCTTCCTCTACTCGGACGTCGGCCTGGGCAAGACGGCCACCGCCATCTGCACGCTCACCGACCCGCGCACCAGGCCGGCGCTTGTCGTGACGCTCACGCACCTGCCACGTCAGTGGCAGGCCGAGATCAAGCGGTTCGCGCCGCAGCTAACCACGCACATTCTCCGGAAGGGCACGCCTTACGACATCAAGAAAGCGATGAGCCGGAAGCGGAAGGAAGAGCCCAACCTAGCGCTGCCCGGTGTCGACGATCTGCCCGACGTCATCATCACGAACTATCATAAGCTCGCCGGCTGGGCGGACGTCCTCGCCGGGCGCGTCAAGAGCGTCATCTTCGACGAGGTCCAGGATCTCCGGCACCACGACAGCGACAAATACAAGTCGGCAAAGCACATCGCCGACCAGGCCGACTTCCGCACCGGGCTCAGCGCGACGCCCATCTACAACTACGGCGGCGAGATGCACTCGGTGCTGAACATCGTCCGGCCCGACTCGCTCGGCACTCGGGGAGAGTTCTCGCGCGAATGGTGCAGCACAATGAGCAACGACCGCCTGCTCATCAAGGATCCGAAGTCCTTCGGTTCGTTCTTGCGTGCGGAGGGCCTCATGCTCAGGCGCACGCGCGAGGACGTCGGCCGCGAGCTGCCCGACCTGACGAAGGCGATCCACCACGTCGACTCGGACGCCGATGCGCTCGACGCAGTCGAGGACCGCGCGTCCGAGCTCGCCAGGATCCTGCTCGCCCAAGGCCCGCAGCTGGTGAAGGGCGAGAGGATGCGCGCGGCCGAGGAGATCAGCATGCTGCTGCGCCAGGCCACCGGCATCGCCAAGGCGCCGTACGTCGCTGAGTTCGTGCGCCTGCTCGTCGAGAGCGACGAGCGCGTCGTCCTCTACGGATGGCACCGCGTCGTCTACGATCTGTGGATGGAGCGGCTCAAGGACCTGTCCCCCGTGATGTTCACGGGCAGTGAGAGCCCAGCGCAGAAGAAGGCGGCCAAGGAGGCGTTCGTTTCCGGAGCATCGAAGGTGCTCTTGATGTCACTGCGTGCTGGTGCAGGGCTCGACGGTCTTCAGGGATGCTGCCGCACCGTCGTGTTCGGCGAACTCGACTGGAGCCCAGGCGTGCATGAGCAGGCCATCGGACGCGTCCACCGCGACGGGCAGACGGAGAAGGTCGTAGCGTACTTCCTCCTCTCGGATAGCGGCTCAGATCCCGTGATTGCGGACGTGCTTGGGCTTAAACGATCGCAGATCGAAGGGCTCCGTGATCCGAACGCCGAACTCGTCGAGAAGCTTGAGACAGGCGGGGACAACATCAAACGCCTGGCGGAAGCGTATCTGGCACGCAGGGGACACTGACGCGCGACCAGCGGGGACCGGACGACCTGGCGGAACGGTCAAGCGGATGTTCAGCCTGCCCGCCGAGGTGAGCAAGCGCATCAGCGAACTCGCCCTCGAGCGGGGAAAGAGCGCGAGCGAGGTCGTGGCCGACGGCGTGCGCGCGCTCGAATCGTCCGACCGCTAGCCCACCCACTCAACATAACGCACCGCGCTACTATTTAACGCACCGGCGTCGTTTTTTATTGACGCACTCGCGTCTATAGACGATACTCAATCTATCGGGTCGCCACGGTGGCGCCCATGTCCTAGGAGATGGCAATGCAAATCGACCTGAATGAGATCCACCCGAAGAAGGGCGCCCACGGCACGTGCACACAGGGGGTCTGTGCGATGGAGATGGTGGCCTACATGGCGGGCGAGCCGCACAGCGACCACCCCACATGCGCGTGCCCGGTCATCGCCGCCTTCGCGTTCGGCTGGAGCGCCCAGCTCGACGCCGCGGACCGTGACCGGATCCTGAAGCCCCTACTCCAGACGCTCATCGGCACAGCGCACGGCCCAGCGACCGAAGAGAGGCGGGTTTGGCTCATCATCGACTGGCTGGTGCGCGAATGGACGCCGGCGTGGCTCGAGCTCAGCACCGGGCTCACGGAGCACGGCGCGACGCTGCGGGCATTGCCAGTCATCACAGATCTGACGGCCTTCAAGGCGGCAATCTTACCACTGAACGCGGCGAGCGAGGCCGCCTACGCAGCGAGAGATGCAGCGAGAGATGCAGCGTGGGCCACAGCGGAATGGGATGCAGCGTGGGCCGCAGCGGGAGACGCAGCGAAATGGGCCGCAGCGGGGGACGCAGCCAAAAAATTCCTCCGCCCCACTGTCGAGCGCCTACAGGCGTCGGCCGTATCGCTGATTGAGCGCATGATCGAGGTGCGGTGATGACCAACAAGTACTCCGTCGGTCGACCGTACAATCCAAACAGGGTCTCGTGGCCTGAGTGTGTCCAGTATAATTATCGCGGCGGCGAACACGAGCTCGCACTGTTCTGGCTCGCCCCGAGCGCGCAGGACATCGCCGCCGTGCGCAGGGGAGAGGTCGAGCTCGCGCCGCTCTATGCCAGGCCGGTGCTATACATGCTCTATCGGATCGAGGGCGCGTGCGGGTGGTCCGACGCTCCGTACTCGATCCACCTCGTGCCCGCTGGCGAGCGCGTCTCCCCTCCGCCCGAGTCGCGACGTACGTTGCTGCACGTCATTCTGGTCGACGCGGGTAGCGGCATCGTCAGGGCTCTGCGCGCGCTATCGATGAGCCCCGAACTCGCGGCTGCGATCTATGCCGGGGTGCGAGACCAGCTAACAGCGCCGTGGGACAGGGTCGCGTACGACGCTGCTATCGCGCGCGCGTACACGCAGACCGCGGACGAGATGGTGCGTGGCGCGTCGATCCGAGAGTCTCTGGGGGTCGTATGAGATCCGTCAAGACCATCCCGGAGATGCGCAAGCGGCACCGGGCGGAGGAGCGCCGGCTTGTACTGGCGGCGCTCGAGCGCAACGCCTGGAGCCTGAGCGCGGCAGCGCGAGACCTCGGTGTGCAGCGCAGCACGCTGCAACGGGTCGTCGAGTCGACGGGCCTCGCGGAGCTCCACGCGAAGCACGCGCAGCCACGCGGGCGGCCGAAGAGCCGACCATCCCCGGGTGCTCTAACCAGGCCCACTTAAGAACGAAGTAGAAGACGGCCGCGCCCATCGCGCAGAAGAGCCAGCCGCGCCACGTGCGACGGTAGAACTTCCACGTGTACACGAGCAGCGTGCACTCGATGATCACGGCTAGCAGCGTGAAGAAAATGCGATCGAACCAGAGCACTACGAGCCTCCCCTGATGGCGCGCGCCCTCGAGAGGCCGGAGAGCAGCGAAAGCGCGAGCTCGCCCTGGCCGACTCGAGACGCGAGGTAGGTGCGGTCCATCGGGTTCGTGATGAACCCGAGCTCAAGCAGCACCGTCGGCGTGTGCTCGGCGTGCGGGCCGATGACGTGGCGCACGTGCTGGACGAATTTCTCGGTGACTGCCCGCGCTGGGGTTGCTTCGAACGGCGCCGCCACCTGACGCAGTGGAGCCGGCGCGCTCGCTTGCAGCGCTTTCGCGATGGCGAGTTCGAGCACGGCGTTGCGTGAGTCAGGCATCACGTAGGCGCGCAGGCCTGTAGCGGAGGCGTCGATCGCTGCGTCGACGTGCAGACACAGGACGAGTTCAGACCTGTGCGCTCGGCTGAGAGCGCCAGCCTCCGACAGGCCGAGGTTGCGATCGGAGTCCCGCGCCAGCTTCGCCGTGATGTCGAGCCACGGCAGAGCGGCCGCGGTAGCACGGAGCGCCTGCGCCACCTGCAACACGATGTCCTTCTCGCAGATGCCGGAGGCGTTGCAGCCGATGTCACCGCCACCGTGGCCTGGATCTAATGAAATGAGCACTCAGAACCTCCCGCCGAGCCCGAGCAGCACCGACGCGTCGGGCGTCATCGCCGGTAAGCTCACGCCGGCCCTTCCTTCGACGAAGCCAAAGATCGAACCCCATCGTCTGAGAGCGCGAGCACTGCCTCCGCCGCCGGCCGGCGTCGCCCACAAGCCAAGCTCAAACGCCCCTCGTCCGGACGGCAAAGACGCCGCCGCTGCGAGGCCAGAACGAAGGGCATCTAAGGGCCCGCAGCAGCGAGTGCCCCGGCTTTAGCGGACTCTTTGACCGCGCTCGCCGTCGATACCTTGAGCGCCACGGCGTCCTGAATCTGGGCCACGTGCGAGGCAGCATCATCGTCGCTCCAGCCTGCGAGGAACTGCAGCAGCGGGAACAAAGCGAACTCGTCCTTCACCGCGGCGAAGAAGAGCACGCGCAACTCGTCCACCTCGGCCTTGGTGAAGCGCCCGTCGGAGCCGGCGGCAACGAGCTTGGCCCTCAATCGCGGCACGTGCGTCGCCTCGAAGTGCGCCGCCTTCAACTCGCAGTATTGGATGAGCCGGTCGTAGACGCGCTGCACGAAGGGGAACTTCAGCGCGGCTCGGACAGTGCTCCCGAGCTTGGTCTTGTAGAGACCCCACAGCATCGCGACGCCGACCGCGAGGCCGCCGAGCAATTGAGGCGAGCCGAGCGCGAACATGCGCTCGACCCATGTGGGCTCGACGATTGCTTCCTCTGCGGCTCGAGCGACGCTCGCCAGAGACAGAAGCATGAACGCCGCCATCGCCACCATGTCAACGACATCATTCAGAACGTCGCGGGTCTTCGAAGACAAGCGCATCTCAGCCTCCTTGCGGCCCGCCGATCTCCGTCGGCGAATGAATGACTTCGACCTTGGCTCCGGCGCGGCCCGGCAAGAACGTCTCCTCGGGAACGAAGGCCACAACCTCGATGCGCCCCCACTCGCCCGGCTTTGGCAGCGGCGCCTTGCAGCGGTGGCACACGTGCGCGTCATAGGGGCTCATGGCGAAGTTCCGGAGGAAGCAACTCGAGCACGTCGCCATCCAGAGAGACGGCACACGCACGACTCGCTCGCCGCGGCCGTTCCTGAAGATGTTCTTCTCCTCGAACTCCGCCTGCTCTCGTTCTGCGATCGTCAACGTCCGCCTCCGAGTTTCTCCGCCGTCGCACCGACTGCGATGGCATGGAGCTCCGCCGCGTTGGCGAAACGGTGTACGTCCGTAGTCCTCCGCGTGCGCTTCGCTTGCTGCTTCATCAGATACGCGTCCAGGGCGCCATGCGAGATGGCGCCTAGGTCCACTAGCGCTTCGCCGATGCGAAGACCCGGACGCTTCTTCTGCTCGGCCACAGCGGCATCGAGTTGCGCCTGCGTCACGCCGAGCTCGCGGAGTAGGTTGCCGATGGCGAAGTCGTCACCCACCGTCGGGCTCCTTTCCGAACACGGAGGCCGCATCCCCGAGCAACCTGCCTGAGTAGCAGTCGGGCTCATGCGTCGCGTAGGGTCGTCCGCACTCCTGGCAATCGCCATCCGAGCCAGCGCCGTTGTACGCGCAGCGCATGAGTTCATCCGCCATGCGCTTAGCGAGGGAGCGGAAGGCCGCATCATGGATGAGCAGCGTGACCCTTCGACCGCTATACACAGCCTCCGTGAACTCCGCCTGGCTCAGCACCTTGCTTTCACCCACGGCCCGCCTCCAGGTCACGCACGCTGTCGTCCAGCCGCTCGAGCACGTCGGTCACGCGGGACAGCGTCGCCTCCACCTTCGTCGTGTTCTGGACGCTCGCCGTAGCGAGGGACATCAGCGAACCATTGTGCCGATCGAGCTCGTCCGCATGGCGGCGTCCCTCCTCGAGACGCTCCCTGCGCTCCGCTGCCCACGCGCGCCAGAGCACTACAACCGCAACGAGCAACACGGCCGCCAGAGCTGAGCCACCCTGTTGGATGATCTGGGCCCAGGTCATATCGCCGGGGGCTGTGCCGAGAACATCGTCCATGTCCTAGTCAACGAGATCCGGCGCCACGCCGACGATGTATTGCTCTTGCGGCTTGTTGGCCTTCCATGCCGCTCGAAACTCTGCCCGCGTCCCAAGTCGGACGCCCTTCGTCGTGATATACGCGGTGCCTGTGGCTACGTCGCGCTCGACGACGAAGCCACGAGCCTTCTCCGCGTCGATGCCCCATGCCTCAACGAGGAAGGCGGCCATGTTGAGCATGTCGATGCCAGCGACCCGCCGTTGATTCACACGCGCGATGACGACCCACTCGGTCGACGCACACCCCGTAGACTGAAACCACGCCGGCGGCGGCCTCTGCGCATCACCCATGATGCCTATTGGCTGCACCAGGCGACCGCTACCAGCGAGCGAATCGTACTGTGCCTCGTCGGCGCAGCGCGCCATCTGCAAGTCGCCGCAGTCCCACACGCGCACGGCGGGGCTTCCCTCGAGCTTGCTCGTGCATGATAGCCGCGTAAAGTTCGCGACCCGGTTGATCCCGATGCCACTGACGAACGTCGTCAGCGCCGAGAGCTTTACTCCTGTGGCCTGGGACGGACCGACGAGTTCGGACCATGCACGCTCCTGTGCAAGCGCCGGAGCAGCGAAGAGGAGCAGCGCTACGATGACGGTGCGGCTCATCAAAGATGACTCCATCAATTGGTGAGGTCTACGTAGTCCCACGCGCGTGATGCGCCGTTGCAGACGTAAACACGATGATTCGTTGTATCGAGGTAGAGTCGCGTGCGCTCAGCGTCAGCGTCGCAGTCGCCGGCGGTCGGAGCGCCGGCCCCCTGACGCGTGAACTCGATGTAACTAGTGCCGTCCATCTTCACGCCCGACCCACCGCCAAGCGTCAGATATCCGTTGCCGGCTTGCACGAATCCGTCTGTCGCGTCGTGCTGTATCCGCACGTAGTCGTTGACCTGTGCCGCGTCCTCGGATTGCACGTACACAGCGGGGTGGCCTGTGTCCGCGTGAGACCAGTTCGTGCCCGTGTCGGCCTTCTGGATGATCACCAGCGGGTTGCCCGTGTTTACACCGATCGTCGAGTAGTTGTTTCCTGCATATGAGATGGCGAACGCGTTGTCGTTCCCCAGCAGAACCGAACTACTTCCGCGCACGTTGAAGTCGCCGGTGATCCGCGCGTTTCCCGAGCCTAGGTCTAGCTCGCTGCCGGTGATTACCGTGATAGTACGCGCCAGCGTAGCGGCTGCATTGCGAATGCGGACCGCGCCATCGGTGGCATTCGTATCGACCAGCGTCGCGTTGCCGAACTGCAGAACTCCAGGCGTCGTCGCGTCGACCGTCGAGATGCGCACCACACCGGCGGCTGGACGGCTAATGGTCGTGTCGACGGACCCACCAACAGCCCCTGTCGTCTTCGCCGTGCCGGTCCACCTGAGCGTCGAATCACTGGGGTAGTAGACGCCGCCGCCAGAGAGTGCCAGCGATCCATTACCTGAGATCGCCACGTTGATCCCTGTACTGGCGTCGCGGAAGAAGCCCCAGTTCGCGGCGGCAGAGTACGCCACACCGGGCGCCGCGGCCGTTCCATCGGGAACAAGGGCTGGCGAAGTGATGGCGCCGCCGTTGTACCCGGCCTGAGCGTCAACACGAATAGGCGGAGTATACTGCGCGAGCGCCGCGGATGGCGCGAACAGCGCAACAGCAACAAGAGAGCGCAGGGTCATTGGATCGCCCCTGTCACCTTGTTCACGATATCGCTCGCGTTCGCGCTGTCGCCAGAGAAGTAGCAACGCACGAATCGGTAAGCCGCAACGTTGACGCGCCACGATGTGTTGACGTCGCTGCCGCTGTCCCACTTGTAGATCGGCTGGCTGGGCGTCACCGTCCCGCTGGCGTCGGGAGGATGAATCTGCCGCCACGTCGACTCGTCGTCCGACTCCTCGCAGAACATCTTGAGGTTCGCGGCCGCACCGCCCATCGTGACCTTGGGCGTGAGGCGGAGGCAAGTGTGTCCGGCCGTGGCGATGGAGATTGTCGTCAGCGCCGCCTGCGTTCCGTTCAACGCAACGTTGTCAGCCGAGAGAAGGTTCTCGCCGCTTTTCAGAATGGCGAAGTCGCCATCAGCGCGCGCTGCGCCTGGAAGGATGCCGAGTGCAAGTGCCAGAAGGATACGCATTCGCATCACTCACTCCATACTCAGTAGAGGCTCACGACACTGCCGTTAGCTAGAAGCATCGTGTCGGCGAAATCCGTCTCAGCGTCGATGTCTGCCCACGAGTGGTAACCGCCGTACGCCTTAACCTCGCCACTCGTAGCCGTCGGCGGCGTCGACCCGCTGATGCACCACGCCTTGGCACAAGCGGCTCTGCCGCCAAAGCTCACCTCCACAACGGCGTCAGAAACACTGATCGTGCGGAACATTTGGTCGATTGCCACGAAGTCGTTGAACCAACCAACCACAGCCACGAACGAGCACGCGCGGACGAGTCCGCCGGCGAGCCACGCATGCGAAGGTGTGGCTGCGAAACTTCCGGACGCGCTATATGCGGCGATCCAGTTGCGCCAGAATCCAGGCGCCGTGTATCCGCTCGCGCGCAGGAATCCGCCAGCTATGGCTGCGTTAGCAGTGTTACCCGTCACCCCGTTCATCGCGAGAGCGCCGTAGATAAGCGCCGCGTCGAGAACCTGCAGGCGAGCATTCCGAATCTGCACCTTGTCGAAGTACGCCCGCCCTCCAGTGAGCGAGATGACCCGCGCCGAAGCCGAGTCGATGCGCAGATTCTTGAACGTCACAAAGTTGCCGTCGGGATGGTACTTCACCGCTCCAGGCAAGGGGATCGCGATGGTGCTCGTCCCCGTGAGCGACAGCGTGGTGGTGGGCCGCTGCACCTGCACGGTGGTTGTGTCGTCCCAGGTTACGTAGCCGGCGATTTTTACGACGTCATCGACCCACGCCGCTGCCACGCGAACATCGCCAGCGCCAGTGCCGCCCGTAGCCACGATGAAGTCGTCGACATAGAGGTCATCGGCGTAGCCTGGGTCGGCGGTAGTCGTGACCGCGAAGTCATCTGCCAACGATTCGACGGTGAGCGTCGACGTGCCGCTCACCTGCGCAATGCCAGCTCCCTCGAGCGCCAGAGACCCCGATGACCCGAAGGTGAATCGATCGAGGGAGCCGAAGTACGAGTCGCTCACCGAGAACGAGCCCGCGGCGTGGACCAATCGCACAGCGTGTTCGATGTTCGATGGCACCACCCGCTCGGCGTCGGCGAACGAGGCGAACGACCCCCAGTTGTCGATCTGGATCTGCCTGGTGAACTTGATCCCAGGCTGCACTGTGCGGATGCCGATGGCGTTCGGGTCCACCGTCAGCGTCAGCGCCTCGTCGGTGGAGTCGGACCGAAAGGCGGAGTCGTAGACGTCGGCTCCGAGCTGCTCGTAGGGGCCGCAGGACGGCGCGCCGCCGAGGACCACAAGGACTGCGAGGATCGATCCTAGAAAGCGCATGCCGAACGCACCTCCGCGACACGGGGCGGGCCAAGAGCCGCGATTGTCCCGATGGCGGGTGGCATTCGACAACGACCGCGTTGTCATGTGGCTCGGCGCCGTTGGAAATTCGTGCGCCGGTGCGCTGAGTTATGGCGTTGTCATGTCGGCGCGTTCGGCGGGATGGTCGCCCTTCTTCGGCTCCTCCTTGCGCAGCGTCTTCATGTGCTCGACCATGTCGACCTTCGATGGCGCCTCGGGCTCAACCGTCATCTCGGCGGACTCGGCGAAGCCGGCGTCCAGGAACGCCTGGCGAACGTTCTCAATCTGTCTGGGCCGCAGCCGCTGCGATGGCTCGTTGGGATCCGCATCGGGCAGGATCCAAACCTCGACCCTCGTCGGGCTCTCTGGGTCTCGGTTCCATCCAACGGTCACGCCACGACCACCACGATCCGCGCTGACGGCCTTCGCGAGCATCGCCGTGAATAGTTGCATTCGAGTTCCGCACGTCCGGTTGTCGGCGACGTGCACGTCGAGCGTCGTGTGACGCTTCTTCTGGTTGAGCGCGAACGTTTCACCCATGTTCAGTCACCCCATGCGCAGGCACGAGCCCGTGAAGTATGTGACGGCAGATCCGCCGGCAATGTCTCGAGCTGAACCGTGGTCGTGGAACACGTGAAGCTCAACGTAGTCGCCACGCACCAGAGTTATCGATTTGATGTCGACCACTGCGCGCGTCGCCGTGAATGACGACCCCGGAGAGCTGGCGCCATCCTTGACGACACTGCCGTTCAAAAAAATGGACGCGACCATGCATTTTGACGTGGAGAGCCCGACAAGACCAACGCACCCGGAGAATTGGTAGTCGCCATCGTGAGGCGCAACGAATTTGAATGAACTGAAGTTGCTTCCGTGGTCGTGGAGCTCCGCATCTATCTGCACCTTGGTATACGAACCCGACGCAGCCGCATCGCCGCCGGTCTGATCGCCATTGCGATAGGCCGAGAAACTCGGCAGCGCGCGCCAGATCTCAGCTCTATCCCAGAATACGTTTCCGACTCCGCCGCTGTTGTCGACAGTAAAGAAGATCATCGCATACGCAGTGAGCGCCGGCGTGAATTTGGCCTCGGTGTGGCGGTACCAAACATTCGTGCTTACCGGCAGCGTCCCCGTCCTTGCCAGACCGCCGGTCACAGTCGTCTTGTCTGCCTCGTAGAAGTTAACCGAGATGACCTGGTCGGTCGACACGTCCATCATCACCGTGAAGGAAAACAGGTGAAGCTGCTCGGCCGCTATTGGGAAGAACTCCTTGTTCTTGATGCCACGAACAAACTTGCCAGTGTTGTTCTTGTTCGCTTTTACGGAGTACCCCCCCTGATCAGATTCCGTAGCGTCGAAGTAGATCTTGTCGTTCCCGACGTTGGTCCACAGAGTGTTGTCGACCACAAGGGTCACACCATCGTCAGAGTACCAGCATTCCCATTGGTCAGGCGGATGCGTAGTCTTGTCGTTAGGTAGCGACCACACGCCGAAGTCGCCGTTCGGAACGATGTTGCCGATTTGCGTGTCGAGGTTCTGGTGATACGGCCCAACGTTCGCCGTAGCCTTCACGACCTGTGAACTCACGACGCTGGCATTCCCGTGGCGGTCGCGCGCCACGATCTTCACGTAGTAGGTAGTCGCCACGACGAGACCAGCGATCACGAACTTGGTCGTCTTGCCCACCGCCTTGAGTGTCGCCACGCTCGGCGTGAACCCGTTGACCGTAGAGACGTGGCACTCCGACGTGACCCAATCGATATCGGTCGGCGTGTCGTACGAAATCTCGAAGCCACCGAGCGACGGCGTGACGACGACGTTGCTCGGCTGCGCCGGACCGCTCGGGTCCGTGCCCGGGTTGAGACCAGGCCGAGCCTCCATCTCGAGCCAACGACGGCGGCCACCGGACGGCTTCGCGCGCGTGATGAACGACGTGCGCGCGTTGCCCTTCGAGAAGGTGTCCCGGATCACGACGATTGCCGTATCGATCGCCGAGCTCCGGCCGGCCACGGCGGGGAATCGATAGAGGTCTCCGAGCTGCGCCGCGAAGAAGTACGGGCAGTCGACGGCGTAGTCCGCCACGGGGTCCTTCAGGTCGGCGAGGATGCCGTCACCCATGCGCGTGGCTTCGGCGAGCGTGTCGATCTGTGAGTTCGCCTCTTCGGCAATCTCCATGTACTGCACACCGTAAGCGGTCTGCGATGGCGAATCGGCCGCCACGTAGGTCTGCCGCGCGCCGGCACCGTCCGTGTACGTGATGCAAACCTTGTTGCGCACGCCGGCCTTCGACAACGCGAGGCGCTGGATCGCGAGCTGGCTATCGGCCGTGAACGTGTAGTCGAGCGCGGTCTTCGTGCGCAGCGTCTCGATGTCCATCAAGGTCAGCCGAAACGCCGACGTGCCGTTGTCCCAGAAGTAGCGGATGTCCCAGCCGAGCTGCTGCGCTAGCTTCCGAATGGCCTCGAGCACCGGCTCCTTCTGCTGGAGATAGGACATGATGTTCCAACTCGGGTTGGTCGGCACGTAGAGCGTCGGAGCTGGCGCGGTCGCGTGGTCATCGAGGATGTCCTGCATCGCCGTGCGGACATCGCCCGCACCGTACTGGTTGATGGACTCGATGAACTTGCTCATCAGGTCGCCGGCATCGTCGCGACACTGGAGGACGATGCCGTTGGCGAAGTCGAACGAGTCAACGCGTCCCTGGAACCGGAGCTTCCAATCGGCGGCGATGGGCGTCTCCTCGAGACCCACCGTCGCGGTGTACAGGCGCACCTTCCTGTGCACGTAGACTGCTGGCACGTACGAGCCGCCGAAGATGTTGGCCACGCTCGTCTGCTCGAAAGGTGACAGCCTGACGTTTTCAACCGCCTCGTGCAGTGTCACACGCATATCGACAACGGCGTTGTCGACGTCCTCGCTAACCTCGATGTCGTTCACCCAGTCGAAGCCGAGGAAATTCGTCAGGTCGATGAAGGTGTCGTTGCCGTCGCGGTCGATCTCGAAGCGGTAGTGAACGGAGCGCGCCTCGCCTGGTAGAGAGTGAATCGCGGCGTCGCGCGTCGATAGCGTACGCACGTCACGCCTCCTCGAGAGAGAAGCTCAGCGCACGGCCGTTGTTGTTCCACCCGCTGCGGGCGAACTGGACGTTCCGCGCTCCGTTGAGCTTTGGCAGCACCTTGACCGGCTCCTCTTGCCCTCGGATGTCGCCGGCCATCCAAAGGAATGGGAAGATGGCGAGGTGCTTCGGCGTCAGCCCCGTCGTGCCGGAGACCAACTGATACAGGTTGTCGACTTCGTTCGCCGTCGCCTCCCACGGCATGTAGACGATATCGGCCAAGTAGCCGTTGAAGCGCGTGGACCCGGTGAACGCCTGCGCGAATCGCATCACCGTGGCCTGGCTGAAGTCGGGCTGTGCCGTAGTTCCGGGCGTATCGCTGTCCGCCAGGGCCCCGTTGATGTACAGCGCGAAGGTTCCTCCAGCGTACGTGATGGCGAAGTGGTGCATGCCGGCCGCTGCAGCGCCGGTCACTGTGACGTCCGCCGAACTCCCCCTGACCTTGGCGGAGAAGGTGGACGTGTTCACGTTCCAGGTGACCAGCAGGTAGTGCGTGGAGTCGTCCTTGCCGAGGAACAGCACTGGAAGGTCCAGGCTCGCCGGAGCCGAGCCCCAGCCCACCCACCCAGCGATCGTAAAGCCGACGTCCGAGGTCGGCGGCGCGTTCATCACCGCGCTCGGGCTGAAGTCCAGCGTCTCGTTGCCGGTGCTCGTCCCGCCCTGCACCCAGCGCGTGGCGTAGGCATTGGCCTCAATCTGGAGACCGTCGGCGGCGAATATGAGGCCCAAGTCCTGGGTGTCCTCCGCGTACAGCCTGAGCGTGTTGCCCGAGTTGCACGCCAGGTTGTTGCACCGCACCCGGGTCCATCGTCCCGGGGCCAAGGTCACGGTGATTGACACTTCGGTCGAGAGAGTCTCGTTGCGCAGGCGCACGCGCACGTCGCGGTCACCGCCGAAACCATCGGTCACCAGCTTGAGGTAGAGGCTGCCCGAGTGCGCCGCGGTAGATGCCGCCGTGGCCTGGACGTAAAAGCCTCCGTTAACGCCTAGGCCGTCGGTGAACGATGTGTCGCACAGCAGGCTCGCCGACCCCTGCCATTTGTGGGACGTGGTGCGAGTAACTATGCCTCCAGCCGTGACCGTGAAGCCCGTGGTGTTCGTCTCCACGTTCGACTGGTTGGCCGTGAGGATGTTCGCGACGTTGTTTCGCAGGTGCAGCGCTGCAGCGTGACGGCTCCACTTGAACTGAGTGCCGTCGCTCTTCGCGTAGTAGACCTCGAGGCCGTCAGCACTCAGCGCCGACTCGATGCCGTTCGTCGCATCCGTCGACGGGCCAAGCCCCTTGGATGTGTATGTCCGGATGCCGGCGACTTCGTTGAATGGCCATCCGTGGTACCCCTGCGTGAGCAGAAGAGCGCGCTCGGCGTCGGCATCCTCCTTGAGTTGCGGCGGGCCCTGTAGCCTCCACGAGTCCTTGATCGCCCGGCGTGTGAGGCGCGCGGCGCCGGAGTACGCGCGGTCACGGTTCCCGATCTCCTCGGTCTCGATGTCCAGCGACGCGGCACGCACCTGCCTGCCGTGGAGCTCGAGGAACGCCATGGCCTACCCCGCCGCCTTCTGGGCGCCGTACGGGCCGATGCCTGGGAGGACGGTGCCACGCGCGAGGTACGACTTGCGCTCGGCCATCGATAGGAGGACCTGCGCGATCTCCTGCGGGTTGGTCGAAGTGATGTACGCCGTGATGGTGTTGCCAGCAGCCACGCCCTCGAACCCAGAGCGCGTTGGGTCGGAAGCCATGTAGCGGGAGCGGGCTACTTTGAAGCCCTCAGGAACGTTGGTGAGTGAGGCGTTGACCTTGTCGAGCGTGTCGCCGAGGTCTTCACCAGAGTCATTGATGTCATCGAGCGTGCCAGGGAGGTCATCCAGGAGGCCGAGTCCGTCGTCGATCTTCGGATGCTTCAGGTTCTCGATCGTCTCGTTGAGCCCGTCCATGTTGACCTTGGCGTTGCCCATGGAGTCGGCGAGGTCGTTGAGCTTGTCGCCCGGCACGATCTTGTCGATCTTCCGGAGGACCCATTGGATCGCCGAAATGATGGCGTTCCATGCTGAGCCCAGCCCCTTGATTACGTAGGCGTGCACCAGGGCGAACCCGCGCACGACTTCGCCAAACATCTCGATCACTGGCTTGACATGCTCGAGCACTGGCGCAAGTGAATCAGCGATAGCGCTGACGATCTCCCCGAAGACAGCCGCCAGAGGCTCAAGCGCAGACGCAAGTGGCTCAACGGCGGCGATGAGTCGTCCCATCATTCTTGAGCCTATCTCCGCGATGCGCTGGAACGCCTGCGAGCGCCCGAAGGCCTCCGAAAGAACAGCCTGCAGGCCAGCCATTGGGCCGCCGCTGAGCGTCGCCGACATCGCCCTGGAGAATGCCTGGCCATCCTGAGCCGCTTTCTTTCGAACTTCGGCCTGGTATTTAGCCTCCGCCGCTCCTGTCGTATCGCCCGCAGCACGACGCTGCTCAGCCAGAGCCTCGTAGCTTGATGCCGAACTGCTGACGCCGGACGTGAACGCAGACGTCGCCTGTGACAACGCGGATCCGATGACGTCCTTGATTCCGCCGGCTACACTTACCACGGCATCGGCAATCTTCTTTCGTGCCGCCTCCCAGATGGCGGCGTCCTTGGTCGCCTTGTCGGTCGCAAGCTTAAGTCCGTCGACATAGTTCCTGGTGCCCCACTCGATCCCGTCACCAAACCTTTTCGCAAAGTCCTGCCGGTACATCTCGTCAGCGGCGGTAGCGAGTTGTTCGGAGATGTCGACGAACTGCTCGATGCCGTGGATGTCGAGCGCGGCCTGCTCGAGCTGCTTCGAGAGGTCCATGTCGGGCATCTCGGTGATGTCCACTGCGTTCCAGTCACCGAACTGAGGTGCTCCGATCTTGAGATCGAACCTGTCTTTCGGGCCGCTTCCGACGCCGGCGTTGCGGCCATAGTCGACCGGCGAGGCTGCCGGTCGTGAGCCTCCTTGCCCGAAGCGCCCGACAGCCGCGTTGAATCTCGCGCCTTCGACGTAGTCCGCCGCGAGGTCAGGGTTCACCGCTGCAACGGCAGTAATGAACATGCCGCGGATCGCCCCGAACTCCGCGATGCTGTCGATGAGAACATTGAGTTCGACGGCCAGTCCGCTGATGTATCGGATCAACGGGCCGAACTCGATGATCGCCTTCCCGAGGGCTTTCGTGAAGTCCCCCCATGCGACGGTCATGTCAGTGACGGCGCGGTTAAACGAGTCCTTGTTGCCCACGACGTCGCCATACTTATCGGATACGACGCTCAGCGCATCTCCGTGGCGCAACTGCGCCTCGGTAAGGTCTTTCACGCCAGGGACCAGACGAAGACTTCTGTCGATTGTCCCGTCCATGCTCTTGATGAGCGACATCATCGCCGCATTGACGTCCTGACCAGTGGCCTCGGACAACGCCACCGACGCGTCGATCAGCGTAGTCACCTTGTCGGCCTGCACTCCGTAGTTGAGCGCGAGGCGCTGCATGTTCGTGATCTGGGTGTCATCCATGCCGGTGAGGCGCTCTATGGTGTCGGCTTGCTTCCCGTAGAGGTCGGTTACCGCGTCAACGTCAGCACCGATGGATCGCAGGACGTTGCCGAGACGCGTGTTGGCCTCGGCCTGAGCACGGGCCTGATCGACCCCCTCCATGGCGACACTCACCAGCTTCATGGCGCCCTTGATCGCAACATCGTAGAGCGAGGCCCACTTTGCCGTGGCTCTGCCTGTCGCCTCAGTCGCCTCGCTCGTCTTCGACCCCATCTTGCCAAGGGCCGCCTCGATGCCGCCGAGCTTCTCGACTACGGCGCGCATGCCGCGGTCGAACTCCGCAGTATTGGCGCGGAGCGCTACCTCGATGCTCCCGACGACAGCGTCACTCATCGTCTACCCCGTGAAGCTTGCGCTGGTACTCCAGCGCCTCGCCGATGGTGGCGAATTGCTCCATGCTGATGGTGTGTCGCCCTAGGAGTTCGTCGGCGCTCGTCGGCGTCTTCAAATGAGGCGCCATCGTCCACGCCGCGTGCACGGCGGAGAGCTCGAGGTCCGCCTCGCGCTCGAGCCCGCGAGCCTGAACCGCCAACCTCAACTCGAACGGGCTCATGCTCCAGAACTCCTGCGGCGTGTAGCCGCACCTAAGTGCCGCGATCAGCCAGTCCCGCCAGGGGAAGTGCTCGAAGGGCGCGGGCCCTCCGAAGGGGCCTCCTTCTTCAGCTCGTCGCCGCGGAGCTCTTCTGGGCCGAAGGTCGCCGCGAGGATGGCATCCGTCACGACCTGGGCGTAGCCGATCATGTCGACCATGCGCGTGGAGAACCGCTGGTCAAGCCAGGCTTCATCCACCCCAGGCCTCTTGTGTCTGAGCCCGGCGAGCAGCGCCCCGTGAACCATCTCGTAGCCCCAGGTCGCGACCATGTTCTTGCGCGCGTCGTCGAGGAACTGCAGCACCGGCCGCTTGAACACCCGCTCGAGCTCGCGCAGACCGCGCGCGCCAAACGCGACGACATGCTCCTTGCCGTCAGCCAGCTTGACCGAAAACTCACCCGCCAAATCGTTTGCCATGCGCCTTCCCTTCCATGTGATTCCGCCGCAGGCCGGGGCCGCGCTGAGGTTCGGGCCTCTGGAAGGGTAAAGCTCAAACCCCTTCGACAAGGCCCCGACCCACGACGGTCTGCTTACTGCGTGCTGTCGGTGATCGTGCCGCTCAGCGTGATCTCGAACGTAGCTTTCCCCATCGCGTTGCGGGCGTTGGGGAAGTTGAAGCTCGTCACGAGGCCGGTGGCGACGTACTGACGCGCGCCAGTTCCATCGAGCGGGCGGTAGCGCACGGTCAAAGTCGCCTTGGTGCGGAACGCCGTCAGGATCTTCGCCTGGCCGGCGTCGGCCTCGTTGAGGTTCACCTCGGCGCTAATTTTGAGCTGTGTCTCGCCGTACTCCGACTCCTTGTAGCCAGAGGAGTCGAAGTCCGTCTTGTCGATCATGTCGTGCGTGCCGGTGAGTCCCATGCTCACGATGCCGCCGACAGTGGATTCCGAGCCGTCGCTGACCTTGAGCGTTCCGCCTCGTGCGATGAATTCTGCCATGACTCTTTCTCCTTACGGTGCCGCCAAGGGCACTTGGAGGACCGCGAACTGCAGACCCGTGTTGTCGGTGAGGTTGAAGAAGACTCGGTTCTCGTCGCCGGCCCCGCGCTGGTTCCACAACTCGGCCGGAAACGGGCCAACGGCGGCGACGCCATCGGCGACGGTCGTGACGGGAATGTCACCCGAGCGTCCATACCGATCGGTGACGCTGATGGCGGTGACCACCTGACCAGATCCGGAGATTGACCGGATAAGCAGCACCTCTCTCCCGCTGTTGATGAAGTAGTGGTCGTTCGCCTGATCGGCGTTCGTCCACGACAGCGCGGCAATGGCACTCCCGAATGGGGTCAGCGCCTGCACTGGTACGTTGGTGCGCGCCATCGCTCAGTCCTCCTTCGCTGGTTCGCCGACATCGGCGCTTGGCTGTGCATCCGCTTCAGGCTCGGGTGGCGGCGGATACGGCTCAAGCGTCTTTGGGTCGATGGTCACGCCGACATCGGACGCGAGCACGGCGGCGCCACACCCGAGCAGCATGTTCGCCATCTCGTCATCGAGTTCGTAGTGCTCTCTGGCGAGCAGGCTGATGGTCCCGCCCGGAGGCTTGGGCAGCGTGAGCGAGCCCTTCATCACGATCTTCATCGCGGTCACTCCTTGAACCTGAGCTGCACGTTGATCGACCACTCGGGACAGCCGGCGTCGTCCTCAGCCAGGTAGATTGGCTCGCTCTCGAGCACGCGGATCTCGAAGTACGGGGCGATGCTGGCGGTGTGTATGGCGTCGCGCACAGAGCGGGCGAACGTCTCTCCCGACTCTGTCTTGCGTGCCTCGCCACGAACGCGCACCTGAACCTCGCTCGTCCAGAAGTCGGCGCCGACGCCACCGTCAGTGTAGGGCTCTGGCCCAGGACCTCCACGGTTGAGACAGAAGACGGCCTTGGATGGCACCCCGTCCTTGGCTGCGCGCACAGGTCCGACGAACACCGTGGTCCCAACAACGAGGCTCAAGGCGCTCGCGATGCGCGTGGCTACGTCGGAGGCTGGGTTTGGCATCGCCATCACCCACCCCCTGGAGTCGTCGGTGCTTCGACCGGAATGGCGTCGACGCCGACACCGCTCCGATAGTTCTCCTGCGTGCGCGCCGCTATACGTTGCTGGTAACCCGACAGACGTCGGTTCATGGGGTCGGAGAGGAACTTCGCTTTGCCGACCGGATGGCGTAGCTCGGTGCGCTCGTGCACATAGATGGCGTAGTCAGTGCCGTAGCCGACCGTCGCGGCGGGGTTCTCCGCGTCGACCGGCGGAGAAACATAGCCCGACGCTCTCAGGCGTCCTTTGTCGACCGGGCACTCCTTCACGGACTCGGCAAGAAGCGCGAAGCCCTCCTGGTAGATGGCGGCGGCCAGTGCTCGCTTGTAGTCATCGCGCGCAACGCCAAGTGCTGCCATGGTCTCGTGCACGCCACTTACGACCGAGGCGCTCACAGGTAGGCCTCGAAGAGGGTGTATCCGCCTGGCGTCGACGCGCGCTTGGCTCCACGAACGTACTTCGCGATGTTGGTGTCAGAGGTGCTCTCGCCGGATAGCCAGACGCGCGATCCGATCGAGATTTCTGTCTCGGTGACGACAACGTGAGATGCGACGAATGTGGACCCATCGGACGCCGCGACCTCTTCGTTCTTCTGCTCGACGCGTGCCTTCATGGACGCCACCGAGCCGAAGATCGGGTCACCGTACGAACTGGCTCCAGTTCTGAGGGCCACGCTGACGGTGTCCGTGAGCATCCGTGCGACGTTCATGCCTGCACCAACGTCTTGTGGCGGTCGAGCACAGCCAAAATGGGCGCCGGAATCTCGGCTTCGCCGAAGGTAACGGAGTAACTGAGCAGGCTCTCGCTCTTGATTCGCTGGTCCTGGCCTCTTGACCTGTATCGCGACACGACGAGACCGACGCAGGCGTCCTCAAGGTCGTACGGCAGCGTCCGCGTGCCGCCATCTCCCGGCAGTACGTAGCCGCCGGTGTAGGTCACGCTGTAGAGCTTGCGCTCCGAGCCGGCGTGACCGTCCCACGCCGGCCCCTCGAAGAGGCTCGTCGTATCCGCCCAGCCGCTCTTGCCGATGAGCAAGCCGGCCTCGGCGTCGTGGACCTCGTACGAGATGGAGTCCACGGCCGCTCCATCGAGCGTGATGGTGATGGCCACGGCCGTGTCGATGGGCCGGCGGCCCAGGCGGAGAAACGAATCACCGTAGCCCTGAACCTTCTCGGTTACAGACGCCCTCTGGAACTGCCTGCTGCAGTAGCGCTCGATGAAGTCCGACGCCGCGTTGATGAGCCGCTCAAGGTAGGCGTCATCTGTCGACGCACTGATGCCGAGCTCCGTCTTCACGGTAGCTAGAGCGGTCAGCGCGTTCGCAGCGACACCCATGTTCCTGGCAGCTCCTCATCTTTCGATCGGGCCTACCGACGACCGCGGGGTGCGCGCCCCGGGCCGCCGGCAGGCTTGAGCTCACCTTGCGGCTCGCTCGACTCGTTCTCTGGCGATGGCGCCGCGGGGGCAGGCTCGCCACTCTTCTCGACGACGCTCGCCTGCTCAGGCCACGGCACGGCGGCCTTGCGTGCGAGGAGCGCCGCGGCCTCGTCCGGCGGAAAGCCGCACACCTCGCCCGCGTTGTTGCTGCGGTGACCGTAGACCAACTTCACGGTGACGAGCGCCGACATGCGTTACGCCGCCGGCAGGACGTCGGCGCCGCCGAGCACCGCTACCGCCGTCCACACGGCGATGTCCGTGTTCGCGGCGTTGAGGTCGGGGGTGACGTTGAAGCGGATGTAGCGCTTCTTCGCCTGCAGGTCCAAGTCGTACTTCGCGACGCCATGGTAATCGGTCGTCGGCGTCGCGCCCGTAGCCTTCACGGTCGACGCCTGGACCACGACCGCCGTGTCCCAGTTGGAGTTGTCGGAACTCTCCTGGTACTCGACAGCCAGCGCGAAGGTCTTGGTGTCGGCCAGCTCCGCGTAGAACGGGATGAGCAGGCTCAGGCTCTCATAGCCCTGCCGGTCGATCGACTGGCCGGTGACCTTCGTGGCATCGCCGGCGCCGCCAGCGGTGACGATGGCGGGGGCCGACGATGCGACGCTCGCCCCAGCGACAGCCGCCTTGATGTGCGACCCGATATCCTTCTTGGTGCTCAACATTGTTCGGTGGCTCCTGGGGCAACTCGGGCCCCGGCTAGTCGTTCAGGTCACCCGGCTCAGACGCCGTAGCGAACGGTCTCGATGAGCGCGATCTCGTTGCCTCGGAAGCTCGCGCCGAAGTCGTGCAGCGAGATGACGCGCACGATGGTCTGGTCAGAACTCACGCCCGACCGCATGGTGCCGCCCGAGTCCACGTAGGCCGCGCCGGGGAACACGTCGATGATCAGGTCCTCGTTCTCACCGAGGATGAGATCGGGGAAGTTGGCGAAGTAGATCTTCGACTCGTTCGACGAGCCACCGAGGTTCTGCGGGATCTGGGTGGAGATCTTGAACGGGAAGCCCATCAGGGTGCCGTTCTTCATCTCGGGCTCGAAGACGAGGTTGTTGTTCCCGTCCCGCGCCGTCATCAGGTACTTCTTCGCACGCGGTCCGAAGAGCCATCCGCCCTTGGTGATGAGGACGTTTGCCTCCTCCACCTTCTGGATGGCGCGACCGAGCTCCTCGGTGACCGTCGCGACGGTCGGCGAGGTGTTGGCGTTGAAACGATTGGCCGCCTGAACCCAGGTCTCCATGCCCTTCGGCTCGCCCGCGGCTGCGATGCCGCGCATGAACGCGAGGTCCTGGCGCAGCGCCACCTTCTTCGCGGCGTCCGCCTGGATCATGGCGTCGACCTTGGGGCCGGCGTTGCGGAGCAGGTCGTTCGAGATGGGCACCAGCGCCGCGAGCTTCTTGTCGGACAACTGGAGTTGCCCGAAGCTTGGCTGGCTCGCGGTGATGACCTCGTTCTCGGCGACGTAGGATGCAGTCGCTCCGGCCGACTGGAAGGGCAACGTGAGAGAGCCCTTCATCGGCAGCACGGTGATGCCCATCGAGCGAACCACCGACGTGGCCTCGAGCAATGGGATGATGCCGTCGGCCATCTCGGCCTGGAGCAGCGCTCCGCCGTCGGTGAAGTCGCTCGCGCTCAGCGCCTTCGCGACCTGGAGGTAGCCCTCCTTCTCGGCGAGGTGAGCCGCCTTGCTATAATCGCCCTTCGACTTGGCGAGGAAGCGAATCGCAGCACCGACGTTCGTGTTCTTGGTGCCGCGCTCCTTCTTGTCGCCGTTGGCCTGCTCGCCGTCCCCGTTCGCCGCGCCGACGATGGTCGGCATGTGCTTGCGCTGGGGGTGCCGCGCCTTCTCGACGGCCTCCGCAGCCGCTTCGCCGGCCGTATCCCGGATGATCTTCTGGAGGTCTTTGAGGGTGATCTTCAGCGCCATGGCGTCACACCAGTTCCCCGGAGAATGTCCGGATTTGGTCGTCCACAGCCGCGCGCACGGACTGCTTGATGGTTTCGAGGGCCTCGTCGTCGAGCTCGATGAACTCTTCGTCCGCGCCCTCGTTGGCCGTTTCGATTTCGAGCTGGTCGACGCCCTTGTCGTCGGCGTCGTCGTCCTGCGACTCGACCTGAGCGATCACTTCGCTCATCAGGTCGCGCGCCTGGCGCAAGCGATTCTCGTTCGCCGCGGAGAGCACGCGCCCAGCCTTGAGCGCCGTCGCGAGCTGAACAGCATGGTCGCAGTGCTGCTCAAGCTTGCTGATGATGGACTCGGTGACCTCGTCAGGGTTCTCGTCGAGCGCCGCCTCCGCAGCGACCGGCGCCGCGGGGCTCGTGGCGGCCACGGCGTCAGTCGCTTCGGGGGTGTTGGCCGCCGACGAAGTCTCGGAGCCCTCGCCGGCGGCGCTCCCCTTGGCAGAGCTTTCGATTGGAGCGGTGACCACGACCGTGGTCTTGGTGGAGAGCGTCTTGACGATGCCCTCGATGGAGTCGCGTGGCACCCAGAGCCCGGGGCCACTCGCGTCGTCGAGAACCTTCTCGGCCCAGTCGACCAGCGGGGCGAGCTCGATTCCTGCGGCCTTCGCCTCAAGCAGTGCGTTCGGGTTCGCGGGGACGGGGACGACGCTGTACTCGAGTAGTTCCTGCCGGATGAAGTTCATCGGCATCCAGCCGGGACGGTCCTCGGCGATGGTCCATTCCTTCGGGATGAACCCAACGCTCACCGCGCGGAGGAAGCCTCCGAGCAGCATGCGGTACACCGTGTCGGCGAACGGATAGAGCTCGCGCGTGGCGAACTCGCTGCGAGACTTGAGCTTGCCGCCCTCGACCCACGTGGCCAGTGCCTGAGCGACCGGCATCGCGGTGGACGGGTCGTAGCCCGAGTTGTGGCACCAGAGGACGACAGGGTTCTTGAGGTACGAAGCGAAATCCCAGCCATCGACGGCGACGCTATCGCCAGCCCGGTCCACGTCGTCCGTCGAGATCGTGAACTCGAGAACGCGGTCACCCTGCCCTTCGGCCTTGGTGACCTCGGAGACGAACTGCTTCGCGATGATCGCGTCGGGGATGGCTGCGCCGGACTCGAGAGCCTTCTTGAACGAGGCGAGGTCTACGCGGCGCTTGCTCATGGCCCGCTGACGGTACGGGCGGGCGCGGAGCGTTTTCTACGGTCGCGTTGTCATGTGCATGGGCGCCGTGCCTCGTTCGCTAGTCGTGGCGCGGGGATGCGGCGTTGTCATTTCGGGTGTGTCTGGGGCTCCACCGTTGTCGTGACATCGCCATGCACTTCGAGGTCCACGTCGCCAGCGAAAAACTTCAGCACCACGGTCGGCATGCTCCCGGCGTCCGCATCCAGCGAGATCCCGACGACGCCGCGCATCGGCTTGCCATCTATCTCCACTCGCCCTCGACCCACCGCGTTCAACACGATGTGGAACTTGTGAGGCATGCTAGCCACCGAACACCTCCTCGAGCGCCGCGAGCACGTCAGCCCGCTGCTTCTTGAACCCGCGCTTCAGTGCACGCTTCGCCTGACGCTCCCACGGCAGGAGCTTGCGATCGTAGGCCTTCCATACCGCAGCCAGTGTCTCGGCGCTCTTCGGCTCGTCGATAATCGCTACAGTTGTGCAACGACACGAGCAGTCCTCAGATGGATCGCCGAAGTCCCCCGGGTGCATCGCTTGCTTGCCGTCGACCTCGAAAGGCTCGTCGATGCCACGCTCCTGCCCGCTGAGCTCAGCATGCGTCTCGCGCGTGCGGTCGTCGAGCGTTGAGACCCACTGCCGCTTGCTCACGATGCCGCTCATGCGCTGCGCCTCGGTCGTCGCGAAGTTGCTGGAGCGGAGTACCTCTGTGCGTGCGATGCGTTCTGCGCGGTAGCCCGTAGCCCCGTCAAACACCTCCGACACGCGCGCCTTCAATTCACGAATGCCCTCGCCAGCACGCACGCCATCGACGAGAGACTCGCGCAGCGCCGAGCGCGTGGTGTCGTCGACGAGTCCCTCAATGCGATCGCCAGCGAACTCCTCAAGGTGTCGCACGACGCGCGGGTTGAGCATGTCGAAGCTCGGCTCAAGTCCCAGGTCCTCGAGCTCCGCGTCGCCCCACTCCTCGACGCGCTCACGCCAGATAGGGTCAAGCTCCTTCGTCAGGCGCTCGGGGCGCAGCGACTCGAGGACGTTCTCGACATCGCCATCATCCTCACGGTCTTTGACGACGCCGAAGTGACCTCCGCTTGGTTGGCTCGCCCGCCGGCGGAACTGGCTCGTCATCGTCACCGAGTTCGCTCGGGCGCACCGGCATCAGCGTGTACGGCACCATGTGCACGTCGTCTTGCTCGCCGCGATCCGATAGACCCTGGAGGGCGCGCCACTCGCCGACGGTTGCGGTGTGACTCGCCGCCTGGAGCGCTTTGAGCTGGAACTCCTTGTCGTCGGGAACTGGCGACACGTAGCCCACGATGATGCGGTCGTCGAACTCAGGAGCGAGTCGCGCCTGGTACTCGGTGCGGGTGACCTCGAGACGGGGCACCAGCACATCGCTCGCATAGATGTACGTCGACGCGTCGATGGTGGCGCGGTTGCTGTTCTGCAGCACGCCAACCTTCTCCGGAGGAATGCCGTACACCGAGATGAAGCAGTCGCGCTCCCAGCTTCGGAGCTCCGTCATCTGGATGTCGTGAAACGTCTGGTCTAGTTGCTGGATGGTGAACTTGCCGCCCAGCCAATGCGTGCGGTGCGCCTTGCGGAAGCCGCGGTTCTCCTGCTCGAACTTCGCCTTGGCTGCTTCGGCATCCGCCTTCGATAGACCCTCCACGCCGATGATGAGGTCGGGCTTGGCGCGGTTGTAGAAGAACGCGTTGACGTACTTCGACGCGAACTCGTCCGTGCCAATCTCGTCCGCCAGCGACTCACCGATGCCAACGCCGCGCCCGTACGGATTCGCCGGGTCGGGCTCCTTCATGCAGAACACATCGCCCGCCGGCACGTTCACGCGCGCTCCGCGGAACTGCACCTGGTAGTAGGGCTCCTCGAGCGACGGAGTCTTCATTACCCACGATGGCGGCACCGGCCAGAACTCCGCCGGCTTGCCGAGTCCGTTGCGCTCAATCACCCAGTACGACTCGCCCTTGATGTCGAGGTGGAGCTGCGTGAGTTGGCGCGCGCGGAGCCCCGTCATGAGCGGGTTCGCATTCTCCAGGAGGTCGAGCATCGGGTGGTCCTCGAGTTCGACGAGCTCGCCCTTGGCCTTCGCCTGCGCCATGAGCTTCGTCCGCGTGGCGAGGTCTCCGAATTGCAGCGCCTTCGACCGCACCGGCTTGCCCCCGCGCTTCACCGCGTAGAGCTTCCACGGCACGGCCGCCACGGACATCGCGATGCGACTCGTCACCGCGCGCAGCCATGGGCTCGTGCGATACGCGTCGAGTAGCTCGGCGGACCCGCGGCGCGGCGCCTCTCCGCGGTTCGTCATGGTGAGCACCGGCCCACGCGGGCTGTCGGAGCCGTAAGTCTTGGGCAGGAGCCACCCTGCGAGTACCTGGCGCGCGCGCTCGAGCATTCGTTCCTCCGAGTCCTCCGGCGCGCACCGGCTAGACGAGATAGAATCCTGGACCAGCAAGCTCTAAGAAAGCAACACTCGTTGCATCGACCTCGTCCTCGTGGGCCGCCGACGGGAATCCCTCGAGCACCGACAGGTACCTGTCATTCCAGGGCCCGCGCACGAGGTAGATGTTTCCGTGTTCGGCCTGTGAACTCCACGGCTTCGCATACGTCTCTTTGCTTTGACCGGCCGGGTGGGTGTGGACGGCGAACCCGGCGAGCACCGATGTCGCGTAGTGATGCGCATCGCTCTTGCCTCCGCTGCCTGGGTCTTGCCACTGCGCGATCTCGCAGGCCGCTCCGTCCGACTCGGCAATGCGCCTGATGCGCACCTCGTTTTCGCCCGGGGACTCCCGGAAGAATTCCACGTGCTCGATGTAGTAGCGCCCCTGTGCGTCCTTGCTCACGCGCACACCTGCCGTCCAGTCGGGGTCGGGGTTCTGCGGGGTCGGCTTCGTCGCTGCCTTGTCCCAGCCACGGACTCGCCGCACGACATCCGCCGGCATGACGTCGACGACGGGGAAATAGCTGCGCTTGAAGTAGTCCCCGGCAGCCGGCCTGATGTTCCAGTTTCCACCACGCTCTTCGTCGCCGAGCAGACGCTCGCGGTCCACCTTGGCGAGCACCTTGAGCTTCGATTTGTACGTCGGGTCTTTCTTGGTGAGCGCCGGATTGTCCTTGAGGCGCGCCATGATGAACGTGAAGCTGATGGGCTCGGCGTCGGGGTACTTCGCGACGAGTTCCTCGCGCGTGTCCGCCCACTCGAGCGTGTCGTCGTCGAGGCGGACGAGCCACCGAATGACGCCGCTGCGCTCCGGGATGGCGTAGCCGTCGGGCCCAATCCACCAGTCGACCATGTCTCTCGAGAAGTGGTCGGGGTCGGGGTTGAGCGTCGCGCGCGTGTACGGTCGCACGCCGCACGTCGAGCGATTTCGCGAGACCATGTACCAGAACTGCTTCGCCGTGAACCCCGTGAGCTCCTCGAACCCGACAAAGGCGTACTGTTTTGACTGGTGGTCATGGACGTCGCTCTCGTGCTGCAGGTGGCTGAACTCGATCGTCGCGCCCGATGGCCACCGCCACTCCATCGCGGGACTCTCGCGCGCAACGCCCCCCGTGGCCGGGTAGAGGCGGCGCGACTCCTGCCAGATGCCGCCCCCGCCGCGAATCTCCGTTGAGAGGCGGCGGAAGATGATGCCCGTGAAGTCGGCGACGCCGTGCCACCGCAACGGGTCGACGCACATAGCCCAGGACTTTCCACCGCCAGCCGAGCCCCCATAGAAGGCGATGTCCGCGGGCGTTCCGAGAAAGAGCTCCTGCGGGCCCGGCTGCGGCCGCACGACGCGCACGGCGCGCTCATGTTGGTTTGGGCCCGCGTCCATTGTCCGGAATTTGGTACGTGGTCATCTCGGCGTTGACGTTGTGATTCACGTCGGATTTCGTGGGCGCATCGAGACCGAGCAGCGCCGCGCGCCGAGCCATCACCTTCACGGCCTTCTCCACCGCCTGGGTGTTCCCCTTTTTCGCCTTGGGCCAGAGCCCGTTCCACAGCGCGTCGAGTCGCTCGAGCTCCATCTCGAGCACCTTCTCCGCATCCTTGTTCGTGAGCTCGGCTATCTCCGCCAGCTTGCGCTGGACCATCTGGTGGGCGGCCTGCATGGACACCCCGAGCTTCGTGCCGATGGCGGCGTAGCCGAGACCCTGCTTGCGGAGCTCGAACGCCAGCTGCTCGCGATCGCGGGTGATGACGCGTCGCTTGCTGGTCTTGCTCTGTCCTCTCGGCATGACTTCAACTCCCGATGCTCAAGCACGAGCCCTATTCTGGACCGCTGTCCTGACAACAAGAATTCTCGTGTTGCGGCGCGGACTCCGGCGCTGGAGGCGAGCCGCCTGACAACTGGGCGCTTGACACCGATTCCGGCTCCGCCTCATCTATTGCGAACCACCTCGGCCCTGGTCCGAGCAGACGAGTTTCGCGCTCAATCCTGAGCAACGACTCTCCGGCGGCCTGCGCTGCATCGCGCTTCATGGCGTCCTCGGCCAGCCGGCGCTCGGCACTGGCGTCGGTGGCGGCCTCGGTATCGAGGCGGCCCACGCTCTGGCTGCCTCTCGAGCGACTCTCGCGGCCCAGTCGTGCGACTCGATGTCGATGAGCCCGCGGCGTGCATGCTCAACCACAAGCGCAACGTAGATGCGTTCTGCCATCGTCATTGGCCAAGTTCCTTTCGCAGCCAGCGCCTCATGAGCGGTCGCGGCCAGCACCAGCCGTAGCTGCGCCAGAGCATGTCCGCCGCCTGCTCTACGGTGCACCGCCCCTTGCGGATGTCGTTGAGGTACGCGCGGCGCTCAATGAACCAGCGGCCCGAGAAGAGCACCGGGAGCGGGAGCAGCACCGCGAGCGCGATGAAGACCCACGGGCCCCACCACGGGCGGAACTGCTCGACGTGGTGCATCTCGTGCTCGATGACGGGCCCGGCGCCGTCAATCACCGTGCCCATGCCGCGCGCATTCATCGGGTACGAGATTCGCACGCGGCGTTGAAACGGTAAGCGATACGTTGTCCAGAAATGCGTCATGAACCGCGCGCCCAGAAAGACACCAAGCAGGCGCATCGTCGGCGATTGTTGTTTGGCGACGAGCATGACGTCGTCCGGCGCTCTCCATGGCTTCACTTCCATCCGAGGTCTCCAAGTGACCGCACGGCTTCGTCGACCGAGAAAGCGACGACGGTGCGGAAGTTGAGGAACGCGAGTCTGTGCATCCACTCGAGCTCGCGTTGCTTGATGCGATAGCCGGTCGGGCGATGCAGCTTGATGGCCACGCCCTTCGACGACGGGTCGCATGGTGGCGTCACGAGCACGAGGATATTCGGCGCCCCGCTCGCCGTGCGCTGGTCACGCTGGAGGCGCCCCGCTTCGATCGGTCGCACGAGAACGAGGTCTCGGTCGCGAAGCCATGCCACGACGGCGTCCTCGATCGCAGCCTGCGTCGGTGTCGGGTCGCGGGGGAACGCCATCGCGCTAGAGCACCGCATGCAGGTCCTCCTTCAGCCGTGAAACAAGCCTCGCCTCGATCTGCCGCGCACGCTCGCGAGTGACCCCGAGCCGACCGCCGATCTTCTCGAGCGTCTCCGGTGTTCGGCACAGCACACGACGCTCCACGATGAGCCGCTCTTGCGCGCTGCGGGCCCATCGCCTTACGACGGCCCGAACATCCGCGTCTCGCCGTGCGTCGTCGATCGCAGCATCGGCGTCCACGCTCGGCGCCGGCAGGCGGTCTACCCGGGCCTCGCGCGCGCCCTCGAACACCGCCTCATTGAGCGACACGTCCCGCTTGCTCGCCCGGTGGTACATCTCGATCACGTCATCGAGGTCCTCGCCAAGGTGCTCGGCGACCCGTGCGAACACCTCGCCCTCGTCGTCCTCCGGATTCTCGGCGCGCAGGCGCATGTGCGCGGCGACGACGCGGCTGAAGAGCCGCCTCTTCCGATCGGTGGTTCCAATCCGCACGAGCGAGTGCTGGTCCATGCAATACGCGTTGAGCCGTGCGCCAATCCACCACACGGCGTAGGAGATGAATCGAAAGCCCTTCGTGGGATCGAAGTACCTCGATGCAAGCACGAGTCCGAGGTTCGCCTCCTGCAGGAGTTCTTCGAGCGGGTGACCGTAGAGACGGCGGCGGTTGGCCTGCTTCAGCGCGAAGAGCTGGTTGTGCAACACGAGCTTGTGGCGGGCCTCCTGGTCTCCAGCGGCGGCACGCGTGGCGACGTCGAACTCCTCTCGCGCGGAGAGCGGCGGATATCGGTATGCCCGCTCGGCGAAGGCGTCGGCGGTCCGGCTCTTCATGTGCGCCCGCTCCGCCGCTTGGCTTCGGACAACTCCTTGCGCAGCGCCTCAATCGTGATGCTCTGGACCATCACCTTGCGCTCGAGGGCATGGATAACCTGCTGCTTCGTTGCCGCACGACGAGGTTTCCGCGTCGGCGGCAGCGTCATCTGGCGAGGGACGCGGGCGGCCATCAGCGAGGCCTCCCGAACCCGACGGACTCCAGGAACCGGATGGCGTCGCGCGAGCCGTGGGCGATGTACGTGACCCACCCCAGCCCCGTCATACGATCGAGCCATGCTCGCTGCTCCGCCGACGTGCGCCCCCCGCGCTCCCGCTTGAGTTCGATCGCAACACCGCGGGCGTCCGGGCGAAGCGGGGCGTGGCTGAACACGAGCACGTCTGGAATACCGGCTCGGACGCCCTGTCGCTTCAGATTGCTGGCCTCCCGCCGGTCGCGCGACCCGCCATTTGGCACGTGCGTCCAGACGACGCCGTGAAAATCGAGCCACGCCGCCAGCGCAACCTGTTCGTGCTTCTCAAGCGGTGAGGCGCCCGCTGCCCTCATGCGCCAACCCCGGCGCCGCCATCATCACCAACCACAAACAGCGCGCCCTGCCTCTCCTCTGGAGTGAGCGGTCGCGACTCCACGATCTCGCCGGTGTCATCGCGAACGAGTTCGGCCCACACCCGGGTCGAGTCCTTCGACCACGTGCAGCGAACCGGCCGCTCGGCGGCGCGCTCGTGAACCTCCACGGCGAGTTGCCCAATCTCCTTCGTCACCTCCGCGATCACGAGCTTTCGCCGCGCCTGCTCGTCCTTCATCTCCCGCTCGAGTTCCGCCTTCTCGCCGAGCTTCGCGGCCAGCTTCTCGCCGCGTTGCGTGACCTCGATCTCGGTGAGCTTGCACTTCAATTTCCGCATGACTGCCATTCTGGGTTCTCCTGAGGTTGGGGCCGGTGGCCCCTGTGGGCTTTCACGAGCGCGCCTCCTCCTGAGCCGCATAACGCGCTCCGGGCGAAGCAGCCGCTCGGCTTGTACGACCAACTTCGGTCTTCGTCAGATTGTCGAACCGCGTGAAGTTGCCCGACCACTTGAGTCGAACCGGTCCCTCGGTTGAGCCGTTGCGGTTCTTGCCGATGATAATTTCGGCGACGCCCGGGTCCTGTGAGCGCTCGCCGTAGTAGTAGTCGTCGCGATAGACGAACAGCACGACGTCGGCGTCTTGCTCCACGGCGCCGCTCTCTCTCAGGTCGCTCAGACGGGGGCGCCTGTCCTCGCGGGACTCGACGCCTCGATTGAGCTGGCTCAGGGCGATGACCGGGATCGAAAGCTCTTTGGCTAGCGCCTTGAGCCCGCGCGAGATGGCCGCAACCTCTTGCTCTCGGGTCTCGCCTTTGCCGGCGGTGACGAGTTGCAGGTAATCCACCACGACCAGGTCCAGCCCATGGCGGGCCTTGTGCCTGCGCGACAGCGCCCGAATCTCGAGGATGCCGAGCGACGGCTTGTCCACCACGTAGGTTCCCGAGAGATGCAGACGGTTGCTCGCAGCGGCGAGCCGCGGCCAGTCATTCGCACCCAGGTGGCCGTGCCGCAGCCGGTTAAGATCGATCCTCGAGTCCGCCGACAGGATGCGTTCTCCCACCTCGTCGGTGGACATCTCGAGGGAGAAAAACAGCGCCGATCGCCCCTCGCCGGCGACGTGCGAAACGATGTTCGTGGCGAGGGCCGTCTTGCCCATGGACGGGCGCGCGGCGAGCACTACGAAGTTTGACGGGAGCAGGCCTCCGAGCTTGTCGTCGAGATCAGCAAAGCCCGTCTTTAGTCCTCGAGCACCGCCGCCCGCTCGAGCTGCTTCGACGCGCTTGATTTGCTCCTTGGCGATGTCGCGACCCGACGCCACGATCGGCTCTTCGTGATCCAGCGAGATCTGCGAGATGCGCGCCCCGGCGCGGTCGACAAGAGCCGCGGCGCCGCCCTCCGGGAGGTTGTACGCCTCGCGCTGGATCTCGGACGCTGCGGCGATGAGTTGCCGTTGCATCGCGGTCTCGAGCACGATCTTGGCATAGTATGGCACGTTGACCGCCGTGGGCGTGTTCAGCGTGAGGTTCGAGAGGTAGATTGATTCGCCCTTGATCACGGCGCCCACCGTGAGCTCGTCCACGGCCTCGTTGCGCAGCGCCACCTCGCGGATCGCGGCGAAGATTGCGCGGTGCTTCGGGTCGTAAAAGCACTCGTCGGTGAGCATCGACAGAGCCTCGTCGGCAGCCGAGGCCTCGAGCATGGCACCGCCGAGAACACCGCGTTCGGCATCCAGGTCATGGGGAGGAATGCGGCTCATGGGATCACCTGCGCAGTCAGTTCGGGGAGTCGCGCCACGATGGTGGCCCACGAGGCATCGGGCTCAGCCAGGATCTTGTTCAGCCACTCGTCCGGTGGAGCGCCGTCGAGCACCGCGGCCGCCTCGGCTGGGGTCGGTGCTGCCACGCCGTGGTCCAGGCCGAGCGCCTCCAGGCGCTTGCGCTCGGGGGATTTCTCTGGGGCCGGGGCCGGTCCGCCGGGTGGTGCGGTGGAGCGGCGAGTGGGGGCCTGGCGCTGGCTCGTGTGCCGTCCGGCGCGCAGATCTTCGAGGATTGGCCTGAGGTAGTTCAGCGAGCACGATTCTCGAGGTTTTCCGCGCCCGTCGATGTCGTCGATCAGGGCCCTGAGATGCTCTGCCGTGAGTGGCTTGAGGCGCTGAAGTTGCGTGTCTGCACCGAGCGGGATCCTCGCGAACCCGCTGGCTCTGAGGGCTTCGCCAATCTCCGAGCCCGTACGGAACTCCCCCGCCGCAGGCGCGCCGCGCGCGCGTTCTCTCTCTCTCTCTTCCTCTGTCTCTCTCTCTCTCTCTGGGCTAGCAGCTTGCTTTACGCCTGCTAGCGGCTCGCTAGCGGTTGCGGTAACTGGTTGTTTTTCCTCTGTGGTTTCCCTAATGACCTCCAGAAACCCGGACTCGATTAGTGGCGTGAGCGCCGCCATAACATCGGCCTCGCTCGCACGCAGGCGGAACGCTATTCGGCGCACGTCGTACGGAACCGCACCGCCATCGTGTTCGCTTGCTAGCAGCCAGAACAATGGCGCTAGCGCTCTGCTAGCAAGCGGCAACAGATGAAAGTCGAGGTCGTCCAACAGCTCGCGGTGGAGCTTGATCCAGGCCGGCTTGCGGTCGGTGTAGTGCTGGTACTTCTTCCAGTTCTTGACGCGCAGCAGAGCCATACGTGACTTTTTCTTTCTCCCCCGAGAACCACCGCCGCCCACATTCTCGAAACGCTGAGGCCCGCCGCGCCCGGGGAGCGAGCGCGGCGGGCCTCGTTACTTCATCGACTCCTGCGCAACGTACTGCTTCGATTCGCCTCATCCACCAGCGCTCGATCGACAGGTCCGTACTCCTCGTTGGCGCGCGGCCCCGGCAGCACGCGCTGCGTGGCAACGAGCCAGTCTACGAGACGGCGCCCGTAGTCCTGGGCGCGTCGTGACGTGAGGTCGCGACCAAGCGCGAAGCTCACCCAGCATGCGACGGCGCACAACCAGAGCACGCCGAGGACGGTCTCTGCTCTCGTCATCTGGTCGAACATCAAGCGCCCTCCGGAACGAGCCCGAACAGGCGAAGGAGAACCTCGCCCTGCTTCGGATTGCGCTTGCAGAACTCATCGACGCGGTCCCAGCACTGCTCTTTGGTGAGCGCAGTCTTGGGCGCTACGTCGTGACCGGACACCGCCGCGAGCAGCTTCGGGAGCTCGCCATCCGGGCGTCGGCGCAACATGTAGAGCAACAGGCGAACCTTCGGCTCGTGCCGGTTCACGTCGCGGAGCTGCTGTGTCAGCGTGGAGTGCGGTATCTCGAGCTCGGACTCGATGCGTTTCCGGCCGATGTCCTTCGCCGCCGAGGCCATGCCGCCGACGATGCGGTGAAAGTCGCGCTCGTCGAGGTAGCGGTCGTTGAGGCTGAGCACGAGTTGCTCACGCATGGAGCACCTCGGACGCGATCGCGACGATGCACTTTTGCCTGCGCTTTGCGTAGACACCGCAAGCGAACAAGACAAATTGGGTCGTGAGAGGTCTCCTTCCCGTTGAACGCGGGGCAAGGAGACCAGAGCCCCACGAGAAGGAGACCAACATGAACGGTGAACAAGCGCGCGCCATCGATGGCGCGCTGCAGGTGCTTTTGAGCAGTGTGATCGCGACGCGCGCAGAGATGCAGTCGCTTCTTGAACTAATCGGCAATGGTTCAGAGATGCCGCTCGACAAGGCGCGCGAGTACATCGCGCGGCCCCTGCTCGTGGCCTGTCGCAGTGTGCGGGAGTCGGGCAACGGCGGTCCGGCCATCGACCACATCGAACGTGAGATGACCGAGTACGTGGCTGGCAACAGATCGCAGCGCCCACCGACGCTGCGCATTGTTCGAGACGACGAGGAAGAGTAAGAGCTCATCGCCACAACCCACGCGCCCAGCGCGCCAGGCGACGCCACAGCCCGGCGGGCTTAGTCGGCAGTATCCGACCCGCTGACACGTAGGCCCTCCGCTCCGCCATCTCCAGTAGCGTCTTTGCGATCTCCTGCGGGTTCGTCGCGGCAATGTACGCCTTGATGGGCGTCGCGCCCTCGCCCGGCGCTGGCGCGGCAAAGTAGCGGTTGAGCCCCTCATTGATCTCCGCGACCCCCTTCTCGAGCGCGGCCACGCGTTCCTCGATCGTCACGACGCACCTCCCGTTCCGTCGAGATGCGGTGCCGGTGCTTGGTCGATGGCCTTCGACAGGCGAATCAACGGGCGCCACGAGGCCCGACCGGCGCGGGCATCAAAGCGCACCATCGACGCCGCCACGTACGCGGCCCGATGCCAGCCAGCTTCCGTAAGCCGACACGCAAGCCATACGAGCGGGCGCCATAGCAGCACGGGCCGCATGCGTAGCCGCACCTCGATGGACACCGCGGCGCCACTCATGCCGCACCTCGGGCGCGATCGCGGCGCTGCGCTTTCTGGGCCATGCCATGTGGCCATCGATGGGCACCGGGATCTATCTGAGTCGAAAGGGGTCTCCTCCCCGTCGAAAGCGGGGCGAGGAAACCAAGACCCCACGAAGAGGAGACCAGCATGGAAGACTGGAGACCCAAGCTCCGCCCTATCGCGAAGCTGACGGAGGATGATGCTGCACATCTCGTGTCTCTGGTCGTGCAGGTGGCGGTGGATACGCAGACGCTGTCGCTGTACGGCATTAGGAGATCGGTCGCACCGACGCAGGATCTCGATGCAGAGGAGATTGCGGTCATTGAGCGCCTCGCGATCGAGCGAGTTGCATCAATAGTCGCCAGGTTTCGTTCAGGTCCGCTGTCAGAATCGCCACTCTTGTCGACGGCCGAGCGGGTGCTGGCGCGGTGGCGGGATGAGCACCCGTACCCATGGCAACCACCGCCCGAGGCGCTCCCGCGCGCCGACTGAGCGCTAGGCGCAGCATCGTGCCGAGGATCTCGGCAGCGGCGCGCGAGCCGAGAGGAGGCGTCACGGCGCACCCCGCGTCCCGTCGCGATACTGCGCGGCGGTTTGGTCAACAGCCGCCGACAGGTGCGTCATCGGAACCCACGGCCCGCGATCAACACTGGCGTCGAAACGCACCAACGAGGCCACCAAGTACGAGGCGCGGCGCCACCCGGTCGCGGCGAGAGCCAGCGATAGCCACACCAACGACCGCCACAGATAGGCCGGCCGCACTCGCAGGTTCACCGCCAATGCGTGGCGCACGGTCATGGCCCAGTCCTCGTTCCATCGAGACGGAGGCGCAGCGAGACCGCGGCGAAGGCTAGCGCCATGACGAACGCCTCACGGTCGAAGTCGGCGGCGAGTTCCTGGTAGCGCGCGACAAGACGTTCTTGACCGATGCCTCCGGGCAACCGGATCATCGCGTCGATCTCATCCGAGAGCGCTCGGAGGCGCTCGAGGGGGGCGTCAACCATGCGCCACCCCCCGTGCGGTCCTCTGCGGACCCTTTGTCCGCGGATGTCCGCAGAGAACTCGGCGATGATGGAGGGAGGAGGGCCAGGCGCCCGATGACAAAAAACAGAGACTCACCGCGCGGCCCCCTTGCCAACCGGCGGCCATCCGTCGGCGGGCACGCCAACGCCGAGCATCTCTCGAGCGACGGCTTCGATGTCCGGCCGGATCTCCTCCCGCGGGCGCCGATAGCGATGAATCCACTGCGACACGCTGGACGGCTCGATGCTGCGACCAAGGCGCTGCGACAGTCGCGCGGCGAACGCCTGCTTCAGCCCGCGCCTGCGGGCTAGGCGCTTTGCAAGTCGCTCGGGCGAGTCCTTGATTCGGCGCATGCCACAAATTCTTACACTTCGTAAGGATAACGATGCAAGGATATTCTTAACGAACCGATAAGTGCCTGGACTTACGAAATGTTTTACTCTTCGCCTGTGGGAAAACGCCGCCCATACAAGGACCGGGAGCCACCGCGCGAACTGTCGGATGCCGCCGAGTCCATCAAGGCGTATAGGCGCCTCGCCGGATGGACGCAGGACGAGCTCGCCCGCGCGGCTGATGTCTCCACCGTCGCCCTGATCGAGGCAGGACTGCGGAAGAATCCGCGCGATGATACGCTCGAGAAGCTCGCGAGCGCCTTCTCAAGGCGCCTCGGCTACGAAGTGACGGCGCGCGACCTCCGCTCGGGGCCGCCATCGCGGCTGTCGGAGGAGGCGGAGCGCGCCCTACAAGAGTTTCTCAGCACTCCGGTTGGACGGACCGCATCATCCGTCGAGCGCTTCCTGATGCGACAAGCCGAGTGGCCCGCAGGCCGCCAGCCATCGGCGCGTTCGTGGATGCATTTGTTCGAGTCGCTGCGCGCCACGGAGCCCGAGTCAATCGCGGGCCAAGCCGCCGCGAGCAATGACGAGGCCACGAAATGAACCACCCGCCGTCGCCGTCGGGCCAGCGCCCGCCGATCGACCTGTATCTCCGAGTGCGGCAACAGGGCATCGCGAGCCAGGTCGTCTCCACGATCGTGCTTGTTGGGGCGGTTTGTCTCGCGCTGGGGTCGTGCGCGGCTTGCGGATTTTCGCCGTGGGTTGGCCTCCCCATTTTTGTCTTCAGCCTCCTTTGTTTCGCGGCACACCAAAACGCGACGCAGTTAAAGCACCCCTGCCCGCTTTGCGGCCAGGCCACGACGATCCGGCGAGCGCTCATTGTTCAGCGGTGCACCAAGTGCACGCAGGACTTCACCGTGTCGTATTCGCCCTAGGGTGCCCCATGCTAGTTGCATGGCGCTTCGTCGTTGCCGCCTAGGTGCAGCCCAGCTCCCCAAACCACTCCCGCGCCCTCGGGGCAGCTTGAACGATCCACGTCAATGACCGGGAGCATGCGCACCCAGATCTCGCAGCTCCGCACGACGGGGTTGTTTTCAATCTCCATAAGGTCGCCCAAGCAGGTCAGCGCCGGGAAGGATGGCGTAGACAAGATCGCATTCTCGCTCACACGAAACACATGCTCAACCTTCACCAGAGATGGCAGCGATAGCTCGGTCAGCGCGTCGTTGTTCACGATGCTGATTTCCCAGACTGCGGCGAGATTCGGAAGGGATATGGTCGTCAGTGCCGGGCTGTTTTCGATGCGGATCTCCTGAGCCCATGAAATTGACGCAAGCGTGAGTGTCTCGAGGCTCATGTTGTTCACCACCATCAGCGCTCCGTCGATCGTGTGTATATCGGGAAGTTCGACGGCGGCCATGTTCGTGCCTTCGATGGTGACGTTGCCGTAGATTCTGTTGCACCCCGCGAGAGCGGCCGCGTCGGCGTCTGACTCGATCACCATGTCGCCCGTTGGGCAACCAGTCGCGGCGCCGTCACCGTCTGAGGCGTCCGCGTCATCGGCTTGTTTCGCCGTCCCATCGGCGCCAGTTCCACACCCGAGCATCGACGCCAGCAAGAGCACCATCCCGCGCATGACAGCTCCTCGCTTCAAGGGCCTGCCTGACACTGAACACGTGACCAGGCTGATTTGTCGGACCACGGATCTAGGGTGAGCCGATATCTCACCACAGGCGAGTATACCACGGAACTCGCGATCACGTGGAGAGTTATTGGATGTCCACAATGACGGAACGCACGCCGGCCGTAGAAGGCCATCGCCTTGTCGTCTGCCCCTCGCTCGACGGCCCCGGCGCCGTTGTGGTCGGACTAACCGTGTTCGTCGCTGACACGGGAGACGCGTCCATGAACGCCGAGCGTGCCCTTGTCGCGATCGCGTCAGTGCGCCGTAGGCGACGCCGCAGGAAAAAACTTACGACATGTTAATTTTTTGTTTGACTCCAATTCTTACATTTCGTAAGCTCATGTTGTCTCTGACCGGAGGACAACATGAACGCCCGAAGCTACGCCGAGATCGACCGCCTCGCCGCCCAGCCAGAAGCCACCGACCGTAAGCCCCGCCTCCTAATCGTCGACGACGACGCGATGCTGGCGTCGGCGATGGCCCGCGTGTTCAGCCGCAAGAGCTGGGAGGTACTCCTCGCCGACGGCCCGGTGAGCGCACGCGAGCAGTACGCGCACGCCGACGCCGTGCTGAGCGACTGGAGCATGCCCGACGGTGGCGGCCTCGCGGTGTTCGCGGAGTGCCCGCTCCCCGTCGTGTTCTACACGGCGCGCCCGGAGGACATCCCGGCCCGCGTGAAGCAGTCGCGCCAGGTCTTCGAGAAGTGCACGCCCTCTCTCCCCGAGCGCATCAGTACGGCGCTCAAGGAGATGCTTCGGTGCGTCGACGAAGAAGTGATGCACGAGGGGCTTCCGCTTGTGGCTGGTGCGCTTGGTACCGAGGTGTCGCGATGAGCGGGGCCAGGTACACGCCGGGGCGTTGGCTTCACGGGCGCGCTGGATCCGGCGGGCTGGATGACCAGTACGTGTGGGCAGAGCAGGAGACCGGGTTTGAGCTTGCCCACGTGCGCGATGGCGGTGTCCCGGGACAGGCAGAGGCAAACGCCCGCCTCATCGCCGCCGCGCCGGACCTTCTCCGGGCATGTGCCCTGTTCGTCGAAGCCAGCGAGCGGCCGGGGGCGAACGGCAAGCCGGGCACGGCGGAGCGCCCTAATCGGCCCACAGAGACGGACTGGCGCGCGGCGTTGGTTGCGGCCCGCGCCGCCATCGCTAAGGCGAAGGGCGGTGCAGCGTGAAGGCCCCAAAGCGCAAGTTCCACTACCGCACGTGCGCCAGCCGCAGTGGCGGAGCGTGCTCGTGCGACGCGATTCGTTCGAGCGCCGAGCGAGCGTTGTTCGGCAAGTCGAAGCCGCTCGCGATGAGCCGCGCTGGGGCGAAGGGTGGTGCACGGTGACCGCCAAGCGCAAGCCACGGAAGAAAGCCGCGCCCGTCGCCCCGGCCAAGCGCTGGTACAAGGTGGTCGTCGACGGCAAGAGTTGTCACGGCGGCGGCCTCGTATGGCCGATGCCGACAGCGGACGGCCCGGGCGAGTGGGTACGCGTCGACGGCGAGCTGTCGATGTGCTCGCGTGGCATCCACCTCACGGACGACCCCACGAGGTGGTACGTCGTCAACTGCCAGATCTTCGAGGTGGAGCCCGACGAGATTGTCAAAGAGGACGAGCGCGATCGCAAGGGATTGTGCCGCGCTGCGCGCCTTGTCCGCCAGGTGACAGACCCGACCGAACTCGCGTCGCTCCGGATCTTTGTCGAGGGCTCGCATAAGGTCGACAGCGGCAAGGCCGCCGCCTCCGGCTCGGCGAGAGTGACCGCCTACGACTCGGCGAGGGTGACCGCCTCCGGCTCGGCGAGAGTGACCGCCTACGGCTCGGCGAGCGTGACCGCCTACGACTCGGCGAGCGTGACCGCCTACGACTCGGCGAGGGTGACCGCCTACGGCTCGGTGAGCGTGACCGCCTACGGCTCGGTGAGCGTGGACGCCTCCGGCTCGGCGAGAGTGACCGCCTACGACTCGGTGAGCGTGAGAGCCTACGACTCGGCGAGCGTGAGAGCCAAATACAACGTCACGCTTGTGGTGTTTCGTGGTGATCCGAAAATCGCGCTCGGCGACAACGCGGTGCTCGTGGACAGGCGTGGCTCGAGGCCGGTGGTGACCGTAGCCGGAGGTGCGGCGTGAGCCACTATGCTCATCTCCGAGAGCGCGAGATCGCGCGCAGCGAGGCTCGCTCGCGAGCCGAGATCTCCGCCCGCCGGTGGGAGCTTATCGATCGCCTCACGTTCTGGGCGCTCGTCATCGCGACGGTGGCGCTGCCTGTCTACATGTGCTGGCGGGCTGGGGGCGCGCCGTGATCACAGACCCCTGCCTCCACTGCCCGCGCTGCGGGATGCGTACGATCCCGGGCATTACCTGTGAGTGCAAGCCCGTGTCGTCGCCGCTTGAGCTGGCGCAGTTGCTCGACGAGCAGGAGCGGGAGCGGGCCGAGCAGCGCGACTACGAGATTGAGTTTCTACATCTGGAGGAGTGAGCCATGGCCTTGACCACCGAACAACTTGCGATTCGCTCGAAGGGAGTCGGCGCCTCTGAAGTTGCCGCACTCGTCGGGCTAGATCCCCACCGCGGCCCCATCGACGTCTGGAGGAAAAAGGTGGAGCAGCACCAGACCGAGCAGACGGGCCACACCAAGCGCGGACGATACTTCGAGCGCGCCATTTTGGAGTGGTACTCGGACGAGACCGGGCTGGCGGTCAAGCCCGGCGCGAGTTCGGCGCACCGCGACCACCCGCTCGTCATCGCTACGCCCGACGCCATCGCCTCCGACTCGGCCGGCGCGCGGCGCGTGGTGGAAATCAAGTCGCCAAGCTGGCGCACGGCGCGCGAGTGGCACGAGGACGGGATCCCCGACCGCTACGTCTGCCAGATGCAACAACAGATGTTCGTCGAAGGCCTGCCCCTTGGAGACAACGCGGCGTACGTCGACGAGCAGTTGCTCATTCAGACGATCGAGTACGATCCCGAGATCGCCGCGTCGCTCGTCGACGCCATCGAGAAGTTCTGGCGCAACCACGTGCTCACGGGACGCCCGCCCGATCCCGATGGGTCCACCTCTTATAGCGAGTGGCTCAAGGAGCGCTTCGCCAAGACTGCAGGCGTCGTGCTGCACGCGACGCCCGAGATCGAAGAGTGGGCCGCTCGCCTGCGCGACGCCAAGGCACAGGTCGAAGTCGCTGAGTCCGCCGAGCGAGAGGCCCGCAACCACATCCAAGCGTTCATCGGTGACGCCGACGGCGTTCACGGGGCGTTCGGCAAGCTCTCGTGGAAGCACAACAAGCCAAGCAGCAAAGTTGACTGGGAGGCCGTGGCCCGCGAGTTGGGCGCAACCCCCCAGCAAATCGCGAAGCACACACAGGAACGCCCGGGGCCGAGAGTTTTTCGCGCCACCTGGGCGAAGGAGTAGCAACCATGAGCAGCGCACTCACCGTAGTCCAATCCCAGGCCCTCTCGTATGGCGACATGCTGCGCCCCAAGAGCCTCACCGAGGCGATGGAGCTCGCGAAGCTGCTCGCGAACAGCGACATGGTGCCGAAGGACTACAAGGGCAAGCCGGGCAACGTGCTTGCCGCCGTACAGATGGGCGCCGAGCTCGGCCTGGCTCCGATGCAGTCGCTTCAAAATATCGCCGTCATAAACGGCCGCCCAAGTGTCTGGGGCGACGCGCTGCTTGGCCTTTGCCAGGCACAGCCCGACTTCGAGGACATCCAGGAGACGGACGACGGAGAGACCGCGACGTGCATGGTGAAGCGACGCGGCCGCGCGCCGGTCACGCGCACGTTTTCGATGGCCGATGCGAAGCAGGCTGGCCTGCTCGGCAAGCAGGGCCCATGGTCGAACTACCCGAAGCGCATGCGCCAGATGCGTGCTCGCGGCTTCGCTCTGCGCGATGCCTATGCTGACGCGCTCAAGGGCCTAAACAGCGCCGAGGAGCAGGCAGACATCCCGCTGCGCGCCGAGGTGGTTCAGCCGGAGGCCGCCACGCCTCCCGTCGCCGCCGCGTCGAAGCAGTCACCTAACGACCGCGTGAAGGGTAGGCTCGCGCCGCCCGCATCCGAGGCCACGGTCGAACTCGGCAACATCCTCCTGCGTATCGACGAGGCGGAGAACGAGCGCGAACTCGCCGCCGTCTCGGCCGACGCGAAGAAGCTCAGCGGCGCCGACCAAGAGAAGGCGCGCGCCGCGTACAAGGCCAAGCGCCAACAGCTCTTGGAGCCCGAGCCGCCGCACGATGCCCAAACTGGCGAGGTGTACGAGTCGTCATTCGACGACGCTCCGGAGCCAGGCTCGGACGGCTAACCACTCGCCGGTCACCCGGCACAACCGGGCGCAACGTGCGCCCAGGGCGGCGGCGAAACGCGAGGCCGGTACACCGGCAGGCACCGCCGCCCGCACTCGAGGAGACATCGTGATGAATGGCAATGGGACAGAATCCACTATTGAGACGCACGCCCCGAGCGGGCGCCCACCGAACTACACACGCGACGAGGAAGCCCGGCTCCGGGCACTGAATCGCTCCGGCGCAAGCACAGCTGAGCTGACCCCCGAGATCCGCAAAACGCGGCCCTGGGTCAGCGACAGCGCCGGCCAGAACTGGAAAAACCGCCGCGGCCTGACGAAGGGCCGGATCCGCGGGCGTCGCAATCCCCCTCCCCGTGATACGCCCGAGGCGCCGGCCAGGGCTACGCGAGAAGCGCGGCGCGTCGAAATCACGGTCAAGGCGCCAGGCTCTGAGCCGGTGCAGTTCAAAGCGAGCCCCGCGACGACGCGGGCAGTGATCGAGCTGCTCGTGGGCGTCTGAGGCGGCCCAGCCACAAAGAGGAGATAGCAATGCAGATCCAAATCCGTCACCGCTACACCAGCGCCGTCCTCTTTGAGGGCGAGTTCGAGACGCTCGCGAAGGCGCTCGAGGAGGCTGTGCGCAAGCGCGCCAACCTCGCGGGCGCCAGCCTCGCGGGCGCCAACCTCGCGGGCGCCAGCCTCGCGGGCGCCAACCTCGAGGGCGCCAGCCTCGAGGGCGCCAACCTCGGGCGCGCCAGCCTCGAGGGCGCCAACCTCGCGGGCGCCAGCCTCGCGGGCGCCAACCTCGAGGGCGCCAGCCTCGAGGGCGCCAACCTCGGGCGCGCCAGCCTCGAGGGCGCCAGCCTCGAGGGCGCCAGCCTCGAGGGCGCCAACCTCGGGCGCGCCAGCCTCGAGGGCGCCAGCCTCGCGGGCGCCAGCCTCGCGGGCGCCAACCTCGGGCGCGCCAGCCTCGAGGGCGCCAGCCTCGAGGGCGCCAACCTCGCGACACAGCGTGCCGATCTGCGCGTCGTTCTCGACGCCGCGCCCCGCGAGGTGGCTGGCCTGCTCGCCGCGCTCAAGGAGGGCCGCGTTGACGGGTCTGTGTACGAGGGCGAGTGCGCGTGCCTCGTCGGGACAATCGCCAAGGTGCGCGGGTGCAACTACCGCGACCTTGGGATCCGCCCAGACAGCGGCCGACCCGCCGAGCAATGGTTTATGCTCATCCGCCCAGGGCACACGCCGGAGAAGAGCGCGGTGACGAGGCTCACCGTGCAGTGGGTCGAGGAGTGGCAGCGCGAGCGCGGTGCGCTGATGCGCGTGGTGGAGACGGCGCGACGGACGGAGCACCCGGAAATCATTGCGGCGCTGAAGGAATACGACGCGGCGACGGGTGAGGTGCGGTGATGGCCGCGCGCGTGAGCACCGCCGGCCTCCTCTCTGGGGGTGGGGAGTGATCTTCTGGCCTGTCGTCGGTTTCGTCGTCGCATGGCTGGCGCTTGTGGGCTGGTTCTGTAGCGTCTTTGGTGTCGGCGGCTTTTATTTAATCACCGGCATCTCGGCCGTAGGCGTCATGCTCGCATGCGCCATGTGGGCCTCGCTCCCAGAGGACCGCCGATGACCCGCCCCAAGCCGAAGCCCGCGCGCGTGCGGAAGCCGCGAGTTGAGCACTTGTCGCTACCGCATCCGCAGCACTTCATTGGCGGCGATTGTTGCCGGTTTTGGCGCGCGAGTCTCGTCGTGAACGGGCGCAAGCGGTACGTCGTGAGCACGGTCGGCGACTACCACCCGCCGAGCCAGCCGGGCCCCGTTGAGATCGGATGTCGGAGGACGTTCGAGACGTACGTATTTCGTGCGGGTCGTGGCCGATATGACTGCGGATGCATTCGTATCTCAGACTACTCGGAGATCGACTCGTTGCCGGCCAATGACGCCGAGACGGCCGGCGCGAACCACGCCGCGCTCGTGAAGAAATACGCCGGCCAGCAAAAGCAGGAGCGGAAGCGATGACCGCACTAGGAGACCTTTACCGAGAGCTGTTCAGGTTCAACTCGCAGGTGTTGGGAGATGAAGCACCATCAAGAAAATGCCACCCAGCGCCTCATGTCCGACATGACCATCCGGGACCTGCGGCGGCGCATTGCGGAAGCGCAGATCGCGTGTGACCCCTTCTTGAGGTTGGCGCGATGACCATCTACCGAGACGGCGTCGCCATCGTGTTCCGCGTGTTCGGGCCTGTGGCGCAACAGGCGAGTGTGCATGTGTTGGCGAGCGCACAAGAGATGTGCTGGAGGACACGATGACCACGAAGCCGAAGCCGGAGTTGATGAGCGCGGCGGAGTTCCGAGACGCCGTTGGCTTTGCCTTCGACGAGATCCGGAGCCTTGAGTACAAGAAGCAAGACCGCCTCTTCGACGCCTACGCCGCAGCGCTCGCGGAAGTGGAGCGGCTGAAAACGCAACTCACCCAGGAGCGCGAAGAACACAGCAAGGGAGCCGGCAGTAACGCGATATGCCGCGCGAGCGGAGAGCTAGACCGAGGGGCCGAGAAGACGTCGCGTCCAAGCCCCGTCGCTCCGTTGGTCGAACAACCGAAGTCCGGGGGCGAGACGGAGGACTGCGGTCCGTGTGAAGGCTCTGGAAAGCGGCACAGTATGTTCGACTTTTGCAATTGCGAGCCGCCGTGTGCCGACGAATGGGGAGTGTGCGCCGCCTGCGAGGGGACCGGAAAACAACCACTCGGGACGGCTGCTAAGCTCGCAGCAGCATTGGCGCGTCTTCACGAAGCCCCGCCCCAGAAGCAGGAGCAGGCACCAACCCGCGATGATCTGATTGCGGCGCTGCGTGATTTAACCCAACACACAACATATCAAGTGGGCGCCGGCTTCTACACAATACGCGGCTTCTCAGAGGCCATGGACCGGGCCTCAGTACTGCTCGCCCACCTCGAAGAAACAACCTCCGACGCGCCTAAGGGAGGGGAGTGATGGACAGCAATCGCTGGACCGCCATCCTCCGCACGCGCTGCGGCTGCTCGAAAGCGATGCCGATCGACCGTCCGCAAGAGCGCTGGTTCGTGCCACTAGCGCCACCGTTGAGCATCAGCCAGGACCCAGACGGCATGCTTCCGCCTATGGAGGTGCGTGAGTTCGTTGTTTACCGCATCGACAGATACGCGATGACCGTACACTACCGAGAGCGTGCTTTGCCGCCCCGCCCCCACAAGCCCAGCGAGAAGGAGTGATTGAGATGAAGCTTAAGTCAGTCCGCTTCTCTGTCTGCCGCGATATCGGCGGT